TTAAATTAATGTAGGTGATGTAAAAAGTAATGCACTACTATTTAGCGCGTCCCCGCCAATAACCAGTCTATTATTAGAATAAGCGGCAGAATATAGATTAGCATTACCGATTAAAGATGATGGAGGGTTAGAAAAAACGCTCCAAGAATTTAGATTATTTTTCGCAGATATTACAATAACACCATTATTTCCGGCAGCTAATAATTGGTCTTCATAAAATAGTATACCGTTTAAATCAGAACCTATATTAAAACCGCTATTTAATAGAGTCGGTGTCGTACCAGCTGCCGGGTTATTTCCTAAATCCAATATACGAGCCGAGTTAAAACTACTAATATTAGCCGTTCTTGAAAATACAATAAATCTATTAACAATATATTTAATTCCGTTTAAAGTCCCTTGCTGCGTCACGGTAAATGTGATTGATGTCCATGCCGATCCGTCTGTAGAGAAATAACAACTATTCTGCCCCCCGGTAGTAGACGAACGCACCGCTACCCATTTACCATTACCATAATCTATGTATCTATTTAAATTAGTAGTCGTACCTAATACGGCAGAACTCGAATTTATCCAGTTTATACCATCTGTAGAACGTGTTGTATATCCATCGGTCGCTACCGCAATAAAAATATTACTATCTGTAGCTATATCTGTAAGAGAAACGGAAATACCCGATACAGTAGCGGAACTCCAGTTTATCCCGTCTGTAGAACGAACGATTCTGCCACCAGCCCCCACCGCTACATAAACGCCATTATTATATGCGATACTGTTTAAATTATCTGTAGTACCTGAATTCCTCACCGTCCAGTTTATACCATCCTGCGATGTGATAATACTTCCACCGTTCCCCACCGCTATAAAGACACCATTATATATAATTTTATTGATGGTGAAATTAGATAATCCTGAAACGCGCTCCCAATCATAACCGGGCATCAGTTCTTTTTCGTCTTTGTCCGAACTTGTTTTATATTGCTTACCGTTAAAATACAATGTCGTATATAGTTTATTGTCAATATATAAAGATGGTAGTTTCTGCCCGTTGATATATATCATATTATTACACTCCCTCATTAATATTGAATACGAGAACGCCTTGATTATTAGCGGAATAGTTTTTAGCGTCTGCCGTATCTGCGAACGTATTAAAATGAAAACGTAGATAATTATTAGCATTATATCCACCCAGTTTGTTACTATCGGCAGCGGTATCTATTTTATTTAGCTTGCTATTATCTAAATCGGTAATAGCGGAATCAAGTCTATTTATAGAACTCGTATTGATACCTATCTGCGATATTGTGGACGGATTCGGTATAATACTTTCATAGCCATTCCATTTATTTCTCTCATTATTAGATACGTGTATAATTGTATCTGAATTATGTGCATCTACTTTATTATCAAGGCTGGCACGTAGGGAAGATTCAGCGGAAAGAGCCGATACAGTAGCGGCGTTCTCCGCTTTTATAAGAGATTCTATAACAGAAACGGACAAATCATCGTATGGTATCCCTTGCGGAGGCTTTTTATAGGAAGTAGAAAGAGCCGTTTGTAATGCCATTGTAGTAAAAATAATTGGATTAGCTGAATCTGTGTTATTTACAGAAATGAAAGTTTCGCCTGAAACTGTATTAATTGACGATATACCTCCACTACTACTACCACTTGTTACTGTCTTATATTCGCCATTGTCTGCGAGATATTTAGAACCGTTACCATCCTTTATAATTATTTTAGCCTTTTCTACCGAGTCTTTTAAAACGGTAGTAGAATTTAATTTAATATCGGTAGACGTTCCAGCTATTGAAATAAGGGTTTCTCCATCCGCTATATTTACAGACTGTACTCCCCGTGCTTCTACTGTCGATACATAAAGATTATTGTCAGTACCTAATCCAAGCGCGTTATTATTATCATTACTTATAAAATCAGCTGGATTTACAGTATCACTAACTACTTCTATCCATTCCGTATCTTTTCTACCATATACTTTTCCGTCCTCTGGTGCATCCTGAATATGGCCAGCATTTTCTAAAATAGTAATACGTGATTGTGTATCAGTAATGGACTCCAATAAATTAGTATTAGCATCATTTATAATTGTATTCAGATTATCAAGATTAGCGTCCAATATCTGTAAGTCTTGCGCGTGTTCAGATACTATATTACTAAGGTTATCAAGATTAGTTTCTACTGTCTGTATTGTCGATTCAACTTTCAATATCTCTTTATTAAGATTTACAATATCGGATTCCTTCGCAATATCAGTTATTTTAACTGAAAATGTTTTTTCGTTATAACTTACAGGGAACACACCATTATTTACATCCGAAATCCCCACCTTCTGTAAATCGCTTATTTTTATTGTATTCATAATTTATTCCTTTTCACCTGATCTTTCTTTTAATGTGTCAATAATGCGAATTAAAACTTTCGGTACTTTTATTCCTAATACATTACAATTTTCTATAATAGATACAATTTCGCCAGCAATATAAAATAATATAGCCATATTTCTAACTAATTCCGTTTCAAGCAATAAATCAATATGGTAACATATTATAATAATTGCGAAGATACAGCCTTTTTTAAATGCACCCCTCCACATCGCACTACTACTAAGAAAGCCGCTAATAGATTTAGATGATTTACCTTTTAACGCTACGCCAAACCCCAATACAATATCTATTACAATACAGATAATTAGAGTAGTTAGGGCCTCCGTCCACCCCCCTAATATCGTACTGATAGCACCGCCAACAATCGCAATAAGACTATACGCTAAATATTCGTTTGAGCCGATATAATCTTGCATCTTATTCTCTCTCCCCTTTCTCTATCTCTTCTACAGTTTTCGATTGTATTTCAGTAGTTTCTACTACCGCCTGTAAATCTCGAATACCACCTTCTACCATTAGAAGCTCTTGCGTCATCTTATTAATATTTTCTTGATATTGTGCGATTATCTCTTTATCCCTGTTTATCGCAGTAACAATTTGATTATGGTAATCCCGTCTATCCTGCAATAATTGTAAAACTTTCTCCATTTTTATTTCCTCTCGAAAAGGTTCATTTATTATATGATTAACTTTCACATCACAATCTACATAAATTTTATATCCGGCTTTTTTCGCAGAAATGCAGAATCCTACATCTTCGCCGTGCCATTGCGCCTCCTCTTTACCATCGTTATTAATATAAGTCAGTATGCCTTCCCGAAAATAAGGGAAGTCTATATTCTCTAATACTTCCCTTTTAATTAGGAGAAAACCAGCCCCCACCCAGTCCACTTCTTTTAATCCGGTAGAATCCCATTTTAGAAATCCGTCTTTGTGAATTGTACATCCTGTATATTGAAAGGTTCCCGCCACTCCGTAATTATTGTTATATCTAAACTGATAAAAACCACTAATAATATCTACGTTTCTATTTACAAGAGCCTGTACGTCTTCGGGATTAAACTCTATATCCGAATCTATACACATATAATAATCATAGTCGTAATGGCTAAGAGATTGTTTTACAAGAGTAGACATTCCGTCATTAGTTCCATTAGAACGTAGTACCGATATAGACGCTCCCTGTACTTGATATATATCTGCTCTTATACCGTTATATGCTTTTAATTTAACGAGGCTATCTTTACATTGTGGTAATATATCGCTATTATTAGCATACGGCACTACTACACGGATTTTATTATTATTATTTACCATGTCGCCACCGTACTAAATGAGCCTGTCGCCCCTCTTTTCTGTAATTGTAATTGATTAGTAGAGGCAATATAGAAAAAACGCATGGCTTGTCCTGATATGATGTTACTCCATGTCGCATCAGTCCGTGAAGAAAACATTAATTCAGAAGCCGATAATATTGCAGAACCTCCTGCGGCGGGTGAATTTATCCTCAGTATCGCGTTATTAGACACCGTCTCCATTGTAAGCATTTCATCACCTTTAGAAGCACGGATATATTTCCCATTTGTAGTATCAATATTTCCGGTTGTCGATACATCTCCACCTAAGAACACTCCACCCCCTGCAGGATTAATATCAATTTTATGCGTTGTACTACCTCCCGCGAATCCTTGTATCCAGCCACCGCCCGTGCCTGTAGAATACGCTCCGAAACGTAGACGGTTAGGGGTACTACTCCCCGCATAACTATTAGTAATTTCTAACCCCGGATTAGATGACGTGTTAGAAGATATACTATTGATAAATGTTTTAACGCCTGTAAATGATTGTGCCCCAGCTGAAACTATACCGGAAAGAGTAGCGGACGCATCACGCACACCAATCGCCCCTGTACCACTACCACCTGCCGTACCACCAATAGTGACGGGTGCAGTAGATGTAAGTGATGTAATACCTCCACTACCTGAAATAGTTCTTGTCTGTGTTCCTGTTATATGTCCCTGCGCGTCATATAGTATGTCCCGAACTGTATTTCCTGTAGGATATGATGTAACCGCCGTAATACTGTTACTATGATTAATTGTAACACTACCACTTGTACCACTACCCGATAATCCCGTCCCGCCTGTAACGCCTGTAATAGTACCACTATTATTAGTTTTATTAGCGTCTAACCATCTTATATTTCCGCGAATCGTATTAATAATGCTGTTTAGGCTATTCGTAATATCGGATGTAGACGGTGATGTAGATGTAGCGGTGGCGGTGAAATTATTTATATCACCAACTGCATGATTATGACTTGAGGACGCTTTTCCGTTTAATGTAGATTGTAAATCACTAACGTCAGATATGGCTAATGAAGCCCATGCCTCAGATCCAGCAGTAGAACCTGATTTCAGAAACTTTCCGTTGTTAGTCGTACCCGTTGCGGGAACGTGTTTATATCCGTCTGTGTTTACGTGTGATAATATGCCACTTGATAATGACAATGCTCCTGCTTGTTGCGAGGATGTATTTACAGTTATTTCGGCATAAGCGTCAGCGGTCGCATTAGCTCCCAACAATCTGTTCGCTGTCATTGCGGTCTTATTAGTTCCACCACGCGCAACTGGTAGAGTCCCCGCCGTCAGCTTACTAACATTTAAAGTAGGTATATCATCACTTGTTAGCGCACGCAATGTAGTAGTAATAGATACCGTACCGCTTGTATTAGTAGTAGAACCTGTAACACCACCCGTAAGAGCGATTGTATTAATAGTATTCTGCTTCGCGTTCCAATCCGTAATCTGTGTATCACTTACATGGCGAATTGTAGAATTATCTGTATGAGATATTACACCGTTATTTACTGTTATAGGGGCGGTTCCTGTTATTGCAGCCTTGACTCGTGCATCTGTATAATATAAATTATTTCCCTCGGCTATAACGGATGTAGTTAGATTCTGTATCCCGTTTATTATGCCCTTTATCTCTGTATCGTCATACTTATAAGTAACTGATATTTTATTATCGGTAATATCTACCCCAGAACCAGCAACTAATTGTTCTTGTTTACAATTCCAATATGTGCGTTCTTTTTCTGTAATATGGACAACATCATCTTCTATGTGTTGCTGAAAATCATCTTGATTAACTTTATGTGCAATTATATTTCTAAGTTCTTCATCATTATAAAAACTATTACCACCCCCACCAGTCCCGCCGAAAGTATACTCATCACCGAACCGAATTACCAACTCTTTAGTATCGGAAGCAAACCCTATTTCCCGCGTATCTATACGATTCCCTCGAAACGCGGCTTTTTTATCTATTGCGGTTAGTATTAGCCTATCACTCATATTAATTCCCTTTCCTGCACGTAATGGACTGTCTAAGCGAACCGTCATACTCTGTCTCTATACGCTTCACAATGTAAACATCTTTAACTTTTACTTCTACTGTATTAGTAACAGGGTCGAATTCTTGATATTCGGGTATCTCTACCGCATCTAATATACATAATGAGGTATCGCCGAATGTATCCAGTTCTTGCGATCTATGTGTAGATGAAAAAAGATTTAATATATTATTTCCTATCTCATCTGCGAGTTCTTCAACTTGTATTAGTTTATTTTCAGGATACTCGAACTCTGCCGCGCCGTATTTACCTATACTATTTTCATCTCTATAGGTTTTTATTTTAGGAAAATTACCGCCAACTTCAGCGGGTTTTCCGTCCCCCGCTATTTCGTATTTGTTTACAGTAACATAAACAATATTAGCAAGTTCGTCTCTATTTTCACGGTGTGAACGTGTAATATAATCTTTAGCTGAAATATATCTATCAGGTTGTGACGTCTGAAATGCGTCATCCACTTTAACAATTCTAAGTATATCTCTTAAATTTTTATTTCCGCGATTTTCGGCTATTAATATTTCCGCGTCCGTCGGGGTATCCATATAAATATAAGACATAGAAACTTGCGCTATTGATTTTAAAAGGTCGAAGAAACTCATCTCGGATTTAAAAAAGGCAACTGGAATTATTACGTTGGCCAGTCGGCTGTCTATCTCGAATTCTAAGTCGGCCATATATTTTATACGTATATATAACAGCAATCTATTTATTAATTCTCTAACACTTATATTTAACCAATACGTGTAATCTACATCATTTTTTATATCTGTTTTATATCCATCACATTTTATTAGTGATGACTCGTTCTCATGGAATCCTGAAAATGTATAATCTTGTAATAAGCCCATACGGTCACGACCTGTCGTAGTCGCATTAGAGCCTTGTTCAGATACATTCCATTCCCCCGTCCAATATAAACCTTTCGGAATAAGATGTTCATCTCCGTTATCATCTGTAAATCCGATATAAGGTACTATTTTTCTATTTCTTGTAAGATGTCCGCGGATTGTAGACTTGTAATTGAAAGGAAAATATTGGTTTGTAATATTCTGTAATGTTAAATCAAGTTCATTATAGCTTATATTTCCAACTGGTAAAGTTCCTGCGCTGGATTCAGTTTCTTCTAATATAGATAAATTCACAATATCATCTGAATCATAGTCAGCGATAATCCCTGTATACGCTTCTACGATCTTTACGAACGTATTCGCATGACTCCATTTATTGATTTCTATCTTCATTTTATTAATATTGTTTATCCCCGTAATCTCTATTCTCCATGTACATGATGATAAATCGAACCCATCGGGATAATTAGTATTATTTACAAGTACAGAAGATGTAACACCCTGATAATCAGTAAGGGTAACTGTAAATTCAACTGGATACTCTTTTAAGGCATTATCACCAACTACTACTAATATATTAAATAGCCTATCTTCGAACCCTAATTCTATTGATGGTTTTCGTCCTGTAAAGTTCCCGTTATTATCCGAATTAAAACTTCCCCGCCAGCCCACTTGAAAAGCTGGATTTCTGCCGTCAATCGGCATTGTGTAAAATTCACCATTCAATACGTTGTAATCAGATAAATGGAACCATTTAAAAGAAGATACTGTCGCGGAATCATGTACTTGATTTATATACGGATATTCTACAGTTCCCCGCTGTTTATCCTCATCACTTACATTTAACACGTGTAACGATGTGTCTATAAGATTCCCTGTCCACTCTATTTTTAATCTGGCAACTGGACGGCGAACGGTCTCACTTGCTAATCGTTTTACTGTGTCGGGATTATTGTAATGAATAGCCATATAAGATTATACCTCGTTAAATTCTACTGATACATCACTATATAACCACGTACCAACTGCAAGTAATCTCTTATACCGAAACGGCCTCATTATTACCTTATACTGTTTAAATGTACCACCGCCAGCCGGTTCTATATACAATGTAACTGGCCTCGCATATAATAAAACAGATTCTAATCTCTCTATTACGTCTCTTTCCGTCATATCCCATTTCAGTATGTGCGTTCTTTTTATAGCTCTTACATCTTCTCGTATACTACCATCTGCCGCTTGTTCTTCCCGCGATACCTTATTAAAGCTATATTCATAAGTCCGCCCGAAAGGATTTAATAATTGCGGCGTTTCGTTTCCTATTGCAATCATTATTTTATTGTGTATACTCATTACGCTCTCCCTGTCCGTCTATCTTCATTTATCATTATAGGGGTTATTTTTCGTACCAATTCTTTTATTCCTTTATCATCTGCAATAAGGGTTCCGACGTGTAAATGAATATTATGTGTAGATTGTAATGAATCTGTAAGTTTATCCGCGATCTGCTCTGTACCTCGTTCCAGCGGTAAAACAATTTCATCTTGATTATTTTCCCCGATCTGGGCAACAATACCATCTCTACTTCCCTTAATTAATCCACCATCATAAAACGGTTCGGGGGTTTGTACGATTGCAGCAGTCTGGGCGATACCCAACGCGCCGATAACTCCCGCCATTATGGGCCCTGCTATTGGCCCGAGGTCTGCAAGCGTTTTCACAATAGCGCGAGACGTATCTATTATAGTAGAAAATACTCCAAACGCCTTTTCTCTCGCCGCCTGTTTACGTTGTATCTCTAATTTTTTTTCTTCCTCTTCCTCTTTAAGGGCTTCGAGTCTTTCTTTGCGCTCTTCCTCATCTACAATATTGTTTTCAATATATTCCCGTTGTTCTTTATAGTGTTTGTCTAAGCGTTTATTTTCATTACTGTAAAACTTATTAAATACCGAACCTAATTTACTAAGAGAATCATTTATAATACTTGACCACGTGTTAAAAATACTTATTCTTTCATTAAGTAATTTTTTATCCAGTTCAATAATATTCTTGTTTATCTCGTTCGCTAATTTTACTTTTTCATTTTCGTAATATTCCGTCACCTTAGATGTATCAGCACCGTTTTTATAAGCTGCCTCAAGCTCACGGCTATATTCCTCGTCAAGAATTTTATAGCGAGTCTCTGCCCACCATTCTAATTGTTCTTTTCTGTCCTGTAGAGACGCTTTTTCGGAGTCAACTACACTTTTAGCTGAATCAACTATCTGGTTTAATAATTTTACTTCCCATTTTTTATTAGTTTCTTCGCTGGTTTTTAGTTTTTCAGCTTCAACTTTCTCAATTTCTTCTAACTCTTTTTTATGGGCCTCAATCTGTTTATCAATTTCATCAATCTGTTTATTGGTTGCTTCTTCTTCCAGCTTTTCTCTGCGTAAATGAAAATGAACCCTAATCGCCGATAATTCCTCTTCACTCGCTTTTAATGTCTTAGCCTTTGCAATTTCAACTTCTTCCTCTTTATCGAGGAGCGCAATATCATCTAATACTATTTTATCTATTGCGTCTTTATGAGATAATACAAGTGAGGCCAGTTCAGCTTTCCGCTTTTCCGTTTGTTGCCTGCGCTCTTCTGATAACTTTTTTTCCTTTTCTGCCGCTTCTTCATTTAGTTTGCGCTGTCTGTCAGTAATCGCGGTTGTATTTTTATGTCTTTCCCATTCTTCTCTTGTCAGCTCTTTTAATCCCTTAATTGTTCGCCGTCTATTTTCTTCGCCTAACTCGTCTAATTGTGATTGCTTATTATATGCTCGCCAGCAATTAGTCAACGCTATTGCGTTATCCTCCAGTGCTTTAGTGAGACGTTCATATTCAGCCGGGTCGAATTTGTCTGTGCCTCGTAGTTTTTCGTAATCTTCAATTATTTTTTTAAGTATAGCGTGTTGATCTTGATGTGCTTTCTGCCTGTCACTCATCGCTTGTATATCCATTATCTGCTTGTCAAGTTCTTCTAATTTCTTTTTAGAATATAAGACTGTGCCAGCGAATACGGCCATCGCAGTAGTAACAAGTCCAATAGGGTTTGCAATCATAACAGCCCATAATCCCTTCATAACCCCTGTTAGTGTCGCCGCCGTCATAGTCATAGATTTAAACGCTAATATTAATTGACCAGTTAGCATAAGTGTAGGGCCGAGCGCGGCTATTAATGCACCGATTACCACTACTGTAGATTTCATGGCAGGAGAAAGTTTATTAAACCAGTCTGCGAGTCCTCTTAGTTTATCGGTAACTGATAGCACAATGGGAAGTAATTGTTCTCTAATAATAGGAATTAGAGTACCTTGTATTATCGGAATTGTATCAATAGATAACTGCATAAAGAGAACACCGAATTCCGATTTCATATTAGCTACAGACGCACGGAATTTATCCGCATTTACTAAGGCATCCCCACCTATTACTTTTCCTGTGTTATGTGCTTCATTTCGTAGATTAGCCAACTCCTCAGCCGATAATGATAATACGGGGGCAAGGTCTTTTATATTAGCACCGAATATAGATTGAGCAATATTATTGCGCTCTGTAGCGTTCTCTATCTTGTTTAATTCCCCCAATATCTGGGGAAATAACTCTTCCATACCACGTAAACTACCATCCGAATTAGTAACGCTAATCCCCAGCTTGTCCATAGCCTCGGCAGCAGAACCCGTGCCTTTAGAAATCTCGTCAAGGCGATTAGATAATTTTAGTGTGGTATTTAACAGACCATCACTTGATACCCCTGCAGTTCTCGCTATATGTTCATATTCTTGTAATGAATTAGTAGTAAGGCCAGTCGCTTCACTAAGAGATAATAATTTACTTGCATAGTCGGACGTTTTAAGAGTAAGTACGCCGATTGCAGCAGTAACAGCGGAGAGAGGGGCAGTAATATTTTTAGTAAGTGACGCTCCGGCTTTACTAAGGGAAGTTCCCATCTTCCCCAGTTCCCTTGTAAATTGCTTCACCGAATTTTCAGCGGAGCGTATACCGCTATTAATTTCTTTTATGCCGTCTAAGGAGATTTTACCGACAAGAGAGAAAAATGAACGCTCATCACTCATATTATTATATTCCTTTAAATTTAGCTTCCACACGAGCAGCTACTTCTTCTGCCCTTTTTATCTCAGCTAATCGCTGATTATTACTAACCACTTTCTTTTCACTTATACCTAATGAGATACAATAAGACTCGAAACTTTTACCTTCTTTACCTGCCCCTAATAACCATGCAATAAAGGCAGAATTCTGAAATTCTGCCTTTATTTTTCTGCAATTATCTCGTTGTAAAGAATCCGCAAGTTCCATCCATTCGGTAAATAACATTTCATTGTATTCGCTCGACAACAATCTAAAATGGATTCGAACAGAATCTAATCTTGAATAGTAAGATTCTTTTACTTGTTTATCGTTCTGAATAGCTGCCAAGCACGTGAAAAAAAATCTTTAGATTCTTTCCGTGTTGCAATGGCTTCTATTGTATCAAGTATAGACTCATCTGCGTCAAGATAATCCTTTTCGCTCATTTCATTTAAATCAGCAAACCACGCCACTAATTTATTCCCGCATTTCTGCCAGCATTCGGACAGTACGTCTATTACAAGCGCACCAACTCTATCATAATCAATATCTGTACTTTCCGTATTTTCTGTAGAACCGCCTGAAATTATCATATCTTTTAATTTAGTGTCTTTTAAACTTGTAAGCATATCTACAAGCGTTACAACGTCTTTATTTTTATAAGAGCGTAATTTAATCATTTTTATATTCCTTATACCGTGCCTGTCTTTTCAGGCAGTCTAATAAACCACGGTTCATCTTCGAGAGCATCCGGGGAAATAGAACCCGTAAATGTAATCTTTAATACTGATTCATCTGCATCGGAGAAAGACAAGTTCAATTCACCGCCAGCCATTGCATTTTTCAAACCACATATTACAGGGGCTTTCGTTCCCGACATTTCGGCCACAATAGCTACATCTGTAAATTCGAAATCCGGGATAGTTTTTTCAATCGCTCTTTTAATCTCGTAATAAGTTTCACCTGTAATGGCGGTTCCCGCTTCGTCTTTCGCCGCTCCTACATTCGTATACTCTGCGCCCGGAATAGCAATCTTGAGAATCTCTTTACTAATTTCAACAAGATTTACTGTTAGTGTCGCAGTAGTAGATATTATTCTACGCGCCCCCTGTACTAATCCACCCGCACCATCGAAAGGCATATCTCTCATTTCGGCAGTAACAGAAAATTCATTACCACCGCGACAAGCTCCCAGTTTCGTTCTCTTAGTAGGTGAGTCGTAATTCAAGTATACAACGCCCGAATCCAGCATTAATCTCTCTACCGTTTGGTTTGTGAGTCCGGTTTTCCTCATTGCATTTCTCCTTAATAAGTTTTTATATTTATACTATAATTATTTCTTCTAATTCCGTTACAATAACCCTGCCCATCTCATCAACTAAATATCTTGTAATATCTTCCGTATCTATTATGTCTTCAATCGCTCTCGCGGAAAAGTCCATATTTACAATAGTTAAATTAGGATCACTACCAAACTGATTATTACTATCTGTACTACTTGATGTATTAAATCGTATTCTTATATTCCTGTATATATTATTACTATCTTCTAAAGTTTCACAATTTAATAGGTTTTTTATTTTCGGAATAGCAGATAATACTTTTCTTTTATCAGTATCGTAATCGTAAATATTTATAGATATATTAAACATCATTATAATATCGTCTCCGTGTCTGATCATATTATCTTTAACTACTATGTACGGACACTTTACACCGTCAGGAGCCGATACCGCGAAGACATTATCATTACAATACTTTACAAGTTCTTCATCTGTTTTTAATCTATCTATGAGTATATGTTCAATCATAAAGGTTCCTGCATTATAGCTTGTAATTCCGGTAACATACCATCCCATGTAGGAGCGAAAAACGGCTTTCCTTCTGCATGGCCAACTTTTACGCCGTTCTTTATTATATCGTGCCCATTTTCAACAAGCCACGCATGAGCCCCTTTCGGTCGTGTAAATCCTACATAAGATGATGAATCCGAATTTATATCTTTTATTGAACTTCTTAGATCACCGCTGTCAACTGGTGCGGCATCTCTCAGTTTCCTTTTCGCGATTGTAGCAGCTTTTCGTCTGTTACGCTTCGCCGCTGCAGTCAATTCTTTTTCAATAGCGGTCGCCATACTTTTATAGTTTATCACTATTCCGTTCATCTTATTTCTTGCGTTATAATAATTTTATCCCTGCCGTTTTCGTCTGGGTCTTTTATCGTCAATATGTCTAATATCCTATTTTTAAACTTTATTTTATCGTTCTCGTAGATTGTGATACATCCAGATATTGTAACGGTATGAGTAGCAGATACCGATATAGACTGATACTGTGTTCTCAGCCGCTCGCTAAGAGGAACTACGCTCGCCCAATACGGCCCGTGTTCTTTAGTTTCAGTCTTTATAAATCCAGACTCATTTTTCTTCTCGTCTCTAAGTAATATGATCTTATGCTTACGAGCGGATGGCCTGGATTTATATTCAATTTTATTCATAATACATTATATCCTATACATCGTACAATCTGTATTTTTCTATTAAATTGTAGAAAGTTTTAAACGGGAATTCCCTCTCCCCTGCTCTTGATTCATAATTATATGACACGTATAAAAGTATAGCGTCTTTTATTGGAGAGGGTACTTTATCAATATTATACCCTGCCATATATTCAATTATCACTACACCCCGATTAAAACCATCTGGCAGTATTAGATGGGCTGGCATATTATCTTTTACTAATATTACATTATCTATGTTTATATCTACGAGATTATCTCTTACATTATCTTGATACTTGACTGATAGAAGCTCTTTAACTGGGGAACGCGGTAATGTAATGACGGTGGAAAAATCACCCTCCACTCGTAGTATCCACGTTTTATCTGTAATAGATTGTTTTATGTAGTCTTCAACTAATTCGATCCCCGCTTTTATCCGCGCCTCGAACCATGAATCTTCAGCACCGCGTTCGGCATGGCATTGTAGTAATGCGTCATCTATACTTATTATAGATTCTATATTGGTATTCGGTACGGATAAAGTTAGGGATGTATTAGTCTGCATTTTTCGGCGGTCTTCCTCTCCGTACTGTATTGATAGCGGAGACTGTTTTTAAAACAGAATTAATAACAGCGGATTCAACGGTCTTTTTCTCTGTAGCGATTTCTACAACGGGGATCGGCTTAGTAATTAATGAACCCCTATTATCGCACCAAACGGCAGAAATCACTCCCGCCGCTACAAGCGCGGGAACTTTATCAATATCAATATCAACAATAGAATCTTGCGTATACCATTTATTATTATCTTTAAATGTGCTAATAACTCTATAATACATTTTATTCCCTTGTTTAGAATAGGAGGGAATAATCCCTCCCTATTCCTTATTAATTATTATTGCAATGTTACGAAAGATGAACGGGAAACGCTGTCATTTCCTTTAACAGGTGTCAAGAGCAGGGGCTTTCCGTCTACTCTCCACGATACGAACAAGCGCGTAATACCATCTGCCGCCTGTGTATACGGGTCTGTAAACATACTAAGAGGAGTACCATCCTTAATACCATAACTTGACAGATCAGCGAGAACTATATCGCCACTTGTACCAAGCGCGGGAAGCCTATCACTAAAATAAACAGGATAGCCAAACAGAGTACCCGGAACTCCGTCACGTGCGGACGCTTGCCAGACAAGATTTCCCCCGCCGTCTTTCATTTTAAGCAGAGTAGACATTGTTGAACGTGAAGCCAAGAAAACATAACTACCACCATTAATAGTGAGGGTAAGCATGTTTACAATGTCCTCATAGCTAACAGCTCCTGCAGTCGTTCTCGGCGCAATAGCATTGCAAGGTGAACCGACAAGCCCTACAGGTTGACCAATTCCACTCCCCGCGAGGAAAGCCGTCTCTTCCATGTTAGCAATAGCCTTGCTCATTAATTGCTGTGCGTACTTAGCAATGGCCTCGTAATTGTCAAGCATCTGATTAGATACTTCAATAAAACCGTTCACATTATGCGGGGTATAGGTAACTTGCTTTACGGCGAATTCCCCTGCCTTCTGCCTTGCACCTGTCTCCGCAGTCCACCTCATAGTAACACCGCCATATACACCATTATCGCCGAATTGATCAAGTACGGGAACGGATGTAGGGGCGTCTGGCGAGGCTTCACTTGCGGGAATCATAGTCGCGTAATTGCGAACTACAGTCAACTCCGCAGGAACTTCTCTAAGTGTAGAAACGAACTCAGCGGGAACCAACAAGCCAGCGGTATTAGGATTTCCCATTGTAGTAGCTCTACGCTCATTACCTCTTGCAAATACCTCCTCCAAGTAATCACCGAACTTCCTAAATTCTGTAGACTCTTGATTGCTAACAGCTTTAGCCGTTACCACTTCCTCAGCCGCCAACTTTTCAGCGCGGCTAATTGTTTTAGAAAGAGCGTCCACCTTAGTCTCCATCTCGCTATACTTAGCCTCTTCTTCTGCTGTCATAGCCTTGTCACTTCTTGATTCTACTGTGTCAAGAATAGCTCTCATTTCCGTTACAAGCTGATTCTTTTCGCGCTTCATTTTTTCCGCGTTCATTAAACTAACTCCTCTTATTAATTATAGGTTATAAAGTTTTATTTTTTTATTACGCAATTTACTCTTGTTGATATTCATCACATTATCAACAAGACTCGTATCTATTGTAACAACTACATTATCATTTATAGTTTCGCTAATAGATTCTTTTTCTTCTTCTGCAAGTTCATTTAATTCCTCTACTACACTTTCAATACTTCTTAGATTTACTCTCGTACTGTTATAAGCCGGAGATGTTACAGGGCCGATTTCATATATATCGCAATCTACTATTTCTCTATGTACTTTCCCCTTTTTATCTCGCGTAATCATATCTCCACCATCTGGCACGGAAAACATGAACGACGCGCCCTTTATATTTCCCCGTCTAAGATTCTCGGCCAAGTCTTTACCGTATTGCGTAGGGGGAATCGGTGATTTAAACCATAACCCCTTTTCCCTGCTCTCGATCTGTAAACTGGGATTACTTTTAGTAGTAGATAGTATCTGCTCACAATTATGATTAATAAATGACTTGATTTCTGTATTTTTATCTAAACATCTTTTAAAGGCATTAGCGTTTATCTTCTCATAATAACCCGGATATATTTCTACTTCCCTATCATATACAACGCCGAAGCCTTCACAATACTGCTGCTCATCATCATCTACCGAGCGCAATTCCGTATTTTCTGCATCTATTGTTCTAACTTCATACTGTTTACTCATTATTTTCCTCTCTATTATTATTTACTGCATTTAACAACGTTTGTAAATTCAGGGGGATAAAATAAGAATCTCCCCCTTCTATCGGATCAAGGTCTTCGTGATTTCTAACTTCATTAATTGATTTATAACCATTCATAATTCCTTTTACATACGCTTCATTTCTTTCTGTTACGTTTCCCCTCAGTAATCCATCCATAATGAACTTGCAATAAGTTTCTGTATTATCTACACTAACTAATTTACGGTTAAATTCCTGTTCAATTTTACTACATAGCGGCCCAATATTTAAACTGATAAATCCCTGTACCAATTCCGCAATGCCACTCCCCCACGATGTAGTTCCAGATTTATTTAACAGTATGGCAGGGACATTAAATATACGTGCTATTTCTTCTACGCTGAAATTCATAGATTCTATAAATTGCGCGTCTTCTGCATTAATAGATACCTTCGAAAAAGATAAACCTTCTTCTAAGAGCATCACTTTATGCGTGTTACCAAGCCCACCGTAGTTCTGCATATTATCGGATAGCGTTTTACGTGAATTCTCGTTCATACTTCTCGATACTCCACTAACAATACCAGCGGGATTTATACCGTCTCTAAATGTTTTAGCTCCAAACTCTCTAACTGTCATCTGTAATTTTAGACTTTCTCTATGCGTACCAATTACAGATAACCAGGAACCATCGCATTTAGGGTAGTATTTTATTAGTATAAGCTGATATGATTGTAGTATCTTACTACTGCCTTTATCACATCTAACTTTATATACCAGTTTATCATTTGCAGTTTTTTCTATTGTAATTGAATTTGGATCAAGGGGATATATAGATTCTACTTGTCCCCTCGCATCATATTTTATTTCAGCTGCTCCGCAGCCGTTTAATAAGTAATTACTTACCATGATCTGAAAAAACTCGAATCTACTCATATACTCATTAGGGGAATCATGTAAAAGCCTGTATAAGTTATTGCTGAAATCTTTTTCTTTACCTTGTTTACTTTTCTTATACGTGACAAGCGGAAATAATCCTATCGTATTGCTGATTAAGTTTACCGCCGACCACAGCGCAGTAATTCCAAGCGCGGCATTTTCACTTACATTTCGAGATATACCTATCCCGCCACTTATCCCGCCGCTGAAATAGTCTTGTATATTAGAACGCTTTTCTATGCTATTGAAAATACTACCAATACCCATATATTAATTATCTCCGTCTGGCGGTGTCGCTGACCGTCTAAAGGGTAAAATTGAACTTGTAATTATTGCGACACCGCAGAGTATAAGACTCCACGATCCAAACACTATATAAGCCCCGGACACCGTAAGGGCGATTCCACCCAGAAAAAGTATTTTATCTATGTTCATATTTTATAGCGTTTTCTTGCGATTTAAGGGTAGTTTTAATGGCTGTGGTAGTCTGGGTAGGTACAGGCTTATAAAGTAGATTTAAACGCATTTTAATGGGTATCGCGCTTGCATAAACAAGGCTTGCCCTTTATGTTACGAACCGAACGCAATTTATTATGATTCAATTCAATTTCATATCCACAATAATTACATTTTACTTTAAATGTGTAAACTGTACCATCGCGGGATACCTTGTCCATGATTATGTAGTTCCCGTGTTCAGTTCCCGCTTTATATGATTTGCGAGTCACTTCTTGCGCTGTCTTGATTTCATTATCCATGTTCATACTTCTTTAATTATAATGGTTAAAATTAATAATTCAAGTTTTATACCGCCAACTCTGGCGGATTAATATAGGTTACAATAATATTGCGAAATGCTGAATTTAGCTCGGACAATTCGCAGTCCAGATAATCGCCATATATTATAGCTCTTTCCGCTGGTACGTCATCGGATTTTATATCTCTCTCTATTGTACGAAGAGGGATATTTAACTCATCTGATAAATCTTGATAAGTTATATCTTTCTCTTTTAAAATATCACGTAGGGCATTCATTATTAACCTCCTTATTATTGGTTGATTCACTTTCTTTTTTACGATTAGATTCCCATGCTTTAAATCGTTCCTTTGCCTCTCTTATTACTCTGGCTTCAATCTCTTCTAAATTAATGTCCATTACTACTCCTTATTTTAATTGTGTAAGCTAAATAAAAGCTACTCCGAAACTTCCCTTTGGTTCTAAATCCACTACTAAAGCCCTTGTAAATGCTGTAATTGTAGCGGCTATGGGATCAATACGTTGTGTAGCTTTACTTTTATCCAGCATAATATTATCATTGTGGTCTTTCCGTGTTACCGCATTAGATACCGCCCACGAAAGAACCGGATTGTTATCATGTACTACGTTCTGGCTATATACCGCTTCCCGAAATGCTTTCGTAGGTTCGGCGAGCGTCTTTAAACCCTGTATCACTTCAACTACTGTATGACCTGCGTTCATTAGGACAGTAGAAACAGCTGCACTTCCCCACGGATCAAGACAATATTCAGCTACATTAATTTTATTAGTATTAGTAAAGTTCTCGATCCACGATAAAACCGCCGTATAATCTACTACTGCCCCATCGGTAACAGATAAATATCCGTCTTTCTTCCACTTGTCATAGGGTACTCTATCTTTATTATCAATATATTTATCGTGCGGTATCCAGCTATGAGACAGTATCGCGTACTTCTTTGTATTGTTATTAAGATATGGCCATATAAAGGAAACGCTCGTCAAGTCTAATTTAGCGGAGAGATCAAACCCGATAAAACATTTATCTCCATGTTCTTTTATTATCTTCGTCAGCTGGTTAGTAGTAACCTTGCAATTTTTCCACCTGTTCATATCCATATAACCCATCGGACGGTTCATCATCCATACATTGTAGCTTTTCGTCATTACAGTACGGTACATATCAGGTATATTCTTAGCGTCTAAGGTCTCCTGCAATATATTCTTGATAAAGGATTCTGAGTTACCAGAAACAGGATTAGCTTTCAAGATGGATTCTTTACTGCCTATAACGTCTATCGGTTCGCCTGTCGGTATCTGTCTGCCATTCTCCATAGTTATCATTTCAGTAGAATTATTAATATCTACTTCTGCCACAATAGCCAGATACGTATCATCTTGTATTGGATTATTCTCGTCAAGTAGTTTAGTGATAAATGAATATTCCTGTACATAACATGGCGATGATAAATTCATTCCCGCCGTTGTAATAATAGTTTGCAGATACGATTTCCGCGTCTTTGATGATTGCGCTAACATATCCCTAAAATTAGTGTCTTCGCTCTCATGGTACTCGTCAAGAATCCCCACCGAGGCCATCTGTCCGTCCCTGCTCTTTTCGTCTCGCGACAATCTGACTATTACAGAACTTGATTTATTGTGCCGTATAATTTTCTGACCGAAAGAATCATCCCATTTAATAGTAAATGCTTTCTTTAATGGACTGTTATTTATAAAGTCCACACAACAATCATAAATATGGCGGGTTTGGGCTTTGACATTAGCAGCGATATAAATCTCCCCGGACTTCTCCCCCATGCAACACGCATAATATAATGCTATAAGTCCCATAAGCTGGGATTTTCCGTTCTTACGTCCTAATTGTTGATATAGTTTCTTAAATCGTAACGTACCATCATTTCTATTAATCCACCCGAATAATTGACCATAAACGAAGACATGATAATCTGTCGGTATAATCGGAGTCCCTTGCAATGCTCCTTTCCCATGTTTAAACATTACCATAAATGACAGGAATCTTTCGGCCATTTCGGGTTTAAAGATGTACGGAAATGTATCGTCTTTATCCTCTCTGTCGAAATCGGATAGTAGACGCTTGCAAGCCTGACGGTATTTAAGACAGGCTATAACTTTTTCATTTATTACATCTTTACAATATTTTATTAGACGGGTTTTTAAGTTCATTAGAATATCTCTGGGAACTGTTTTTCCATTGGTGATGGTTCTTCAGATTTAGGCTTATTAGAGGTGGGGAAACTTCTCATTCTTGATACGGGGTTTAAGTAGAGGACATTTTCAAGAGCCAGAATTTTAGTTCTCGCCCCGTTGATTGTAGACATTAATTTCAATAGCAATCGTGTATCTGTTTCTGTGTCTATAATGGTTTTCAATCTGGCTTCTTCCGAATACAAGAAACATAGACGGCATAATGCTTGTAAATCCCCCTCACACAATTCGAATCCTGATTCCGCATATGTTCTCAAGGCTGACTTGTATCTTGCATGAGCGATCTTGTCCGCTTTAATCTCGGCGGGGATTGTAGCAACTACTGATCCTAACTTTCCGGGGGCTTTACTTGCGTTTTCTTTACGTGTCTTTGATTGTCTTGTTTTTAGATTATCTACATGTACTCTCGGTCTCGGCATATTACTCTCCTTATGTTATTGTTCTAAATTGATCTGAAAAACTACTTTTACATGAAGTAAGGGGAAAGTACGGGTAAGTCATTGATTTATATAGACTTTTTACCTACCCCACCATATAAATTGTTGATTTTTAATGAATTACGTCTTGCCTATTGTACGATTGTAATTATATATGTATATTGCGGGGGGCTTCTATGGGTGGAACTGGCGGGGCTTTGGTTATTAGCTCCACCATTTTTAATCAGCGTATACTTTATATCCTTTTCAATAAATCCTCTGGTAGTATCGCCGGGATTTCAGATTTAACATAGTCTTTGACGTTACGTGTAACTATATATCTGGCATTAACTGCTTTAGCACATTCCGCTTGTAATCCATCCTCAACGTCATTAATATCTGTATTTGCCAACGCATTTAATACTGTAATTGTTTTTACTTCTGCAACACGAACGGAATCACATAAATCTATCAGACGCTTTCTTCTCTCAGTATCAGAATAATGATTTCTCAGAATATAGTATATATTAGTAATACTGTGTGGAGCTAAATAAGCATTAATAATATTTTCGCGTACTTTCTCTATGAGCTTTTCTGCGCTCTTCGTAAAAGGATTACGATCAAGCAAGAAATCAATAAGTACATCGCTATCTATTAAAACGTTCATCTCTTGCCTCCGCTAATTCTTTTTTATAGTCAAAGTCATCCGGTACTTTTACACGCGGATAATTCATAAGACGCTCAAACGCTTCTTCCCGTTTCCTGTCTACTTGCACTTTTTCGGATTCTGCCCGTTGCGCCTCCTGTAAATACTTATCAATAGCGTCATCAATAAGCTCCTCACGTGTGCGTTCTACCCTTTGCGCTATTTTATCTACGCCACGCAATAACTCGCCCCTAATCGGGACATTTTCAGTCAATACCGCCATAATAGCCTCCTACTGATAACTTTAAGTTATCCGTCATTTATTAATTAACACGGTTACTGATATCATAACTATAATATAATATATGGTATTTATAAGAGTCAATAGGAAAGTTAATTTTTTCAGCTTGTTACAGTTAGTACAGTAATTATAATTTACTGTAGGATTCAGCCTACTATTTTTTTTATAAAAACTATATGTTTATGGTTTCGGCATAATTTATATTTAGTAGGTTGCTTTGTTTGGTTAAACTATAACTTGAAGGAAAGGTCGGAAAATGTCGGTAGTGTATAATAAGAATGGATTACAGATTTTTAATGGTGATTGCGTAGACTATATGAAGATCCTGTCTTGTAAGAAAAAGAAGGTTGATATTATTATAACTTCCCCACCCTACAACTCTTCCCGTGTTGATAAATACTCCAGACGAAAAGATAAATATTCAAGTAGGTACGATGTATATGTTGATAACATTAGTAATAGCGATTATCTAAAATGGAGCGTGGATTTATTTCATAGCTTTGATAAAATTCTATCTAAAAACGGAGTCATACTCTATAATTTTTCATATTCTAACCAGAATCAAGATTTGATGTGGTTACTA